AAATCAATATCAAAGCAAGAATTAATATTTAAATTTAATTCATTATTACTATAATAGTTACTATATTGATTACAATATATACTAATTAAAATATGAGCTAATAATATTTTGTAAATTATTCAAATAAGTTAACGTATTATTTTCAAAACCGATTTTAAATAATTTATATGTTTTATTTTTTTTGCTTTTAAATTGGATTTCATTACATACAACACATAATAACTTACTATTTATGTTATTATGCTTATTATTTTCTATATATTTAAATCCCCTATTAAGTTGTTGCCCTCCGCCCCATAAATCTAATTGGTTCATACCAATTATAATTTTATTTGTTGATTTTTCAAGAATATACCAATCTGGTTTTTCACTTGTTAAATGAGTGCTGCATTTTTTTTCAAAACAAATATCAAATCTCTCTGTGTCCAATGCTAATTTTGTAATAAATTGCTTTACAATATTATTAAACTTATTGCCTCTTATAACTCCTTTTGTTCCCGGTGGAATTAGTTGCACTAAATATTCAAATATTATTTTTTCTTTTGTTTCTTCATCTGTGTATTTTATTAATATTTCACTAAGTTTTTTTATTTCATTTTTAACAGAATTACATTCCTTATATTGAGACATTAATTTTGCATCGGTTAGTTCAGCTAATGTTTCATAACATATTTCTTGTTTTATTCGCGTGTTAATAGTTTCAATATTTTGCTCTGCCATTTTTTATAGTGTTTATAATCACTAATAAAAATAGTTTTCAATTTTTTCCCTATTTAATATTTAAACGCACTTAAATAATGAATTACGTGTTTTATTTTTAGGGCATTTAGCATTACAACGCTTTGTTATGTGATTATAATCTTTATTTTTGCTTATACACAGTTTCTTCTTAGCAATTGAAGAATCATTGACAACTAAACTTGTGTTGTGCTTCTTTCTTGTTACACTATTACTTTTTTTCTTGCTATTGTCCTTTGCTAAATCCTTTGCTAAATTCATTTTAACGCATCTAAAGCTCTTATTTCTAATAAACCCTGTTTTGCAGTCAGCAACGCATCTATTTGTAGAAGGATTTAATATTGGCTTAGCTGGAGGGCAAATTTTGGCTAAGTCGGCTTTAAATTCTTTTTTCTTTATTTTTTCTATAACATCAATTACTTCTGGGGAGGGTTGTTGCGTGGCCTTCTTTAAATAACAATTGTGTTTTTTTAGTAAGCTTATATACTTTTCTTTAAGTTGCAATATATTAATATTTCTCTTGGACACATCATATTTAATATAACCAAGCAATAATATACTAAACTCCTCAAAAAATGTGCGGGGAATAGCTTCTTTTTTTTGTCCACTATTTTTATAATCTAAAACACTCACCATATTTAATAATGCTAAACACAAGCAATAAATATCAAAAGATTTTTGTAAATAGCTAATAAAGTCTTCGTGTGTTTTAAAGTACTCTTTAATTTTAGTGCATTTTAATTTATTAGAATTAAACGAAAATTTGTTTGAGCAACTATTTTCAGGAGCATAATAAGTATGACTTATACCTAATCTTTCATTATTTTCTCTACATCTTTTAGCAAATCTTTTAAAGTTTGTCATTAGTCCAAAGTCAATATATTTTGCTCTACCATTATTTACATTATATACCATATTGGCCAATTTAATATCTCTATGCATAATTTCGTTAGACTGAAAAAAGAGTAATCCGTCAAACAATTTTATTAATGAGGTCAAAAATACTTTCTTTTCGTCTAAGCTTTGTAGCATAAATACTTTGGTTATATGGTCATATATACTTAAGCCTCCGTCTTCTAATAATAACATTCGTAAATCATCCTTAGCATTCTTAAATGCGGTTTTGACTTTTAGTGTTTTACATTTTTTAACGCTAGCATTAAAATTTTTGTCTATTAATGGCTTGCATAATAGCGGACCAGTAATAGCATATTTATCTAAACCTTCTATATTATTTATTGTGCTATATTCTGCTTCTTCATTAATAGCATGTTGTCTCGTCATTATTTTAGATATTTTATTAACATAATCTTGTGGGACAAGATTTTTAGTTTCATTACATAAAATAGGTGGTTTTAATACACAACCATAGGTACCTTCACCGACAACATTTGATGTCATTATATATAACATATTATTTATTTTTCCATAATTATTAAAAATTAGTTATATATAATATTGTATATGGAACTAACATTCAAAAACAATAATTTTTATTATTATCATTATAAAATAGTTCACGGTGAATTAAGTTGGATTTTAGTTCCTGTTGTTTTAGCATTAATATTTTATTTTAATTCTTATATTAAATATGTAAGTTTAATTTTCCTATGCATTGGAATAGTTGGAACTATTGACTCTTATAATAAGAGTAAGCGAGAACAATTACTTGGAATCCTTTTTGCTGGGCTAATTACACATATGCCTGGTTTCTATCCACTGTTAAATGTTAAAAAACATTTTGCCTTTAATAAAGTAATATATGCATTTGGGCTAATATCATTAGCAATAACATATTTTTTACCTTATTGGCCTTATACTTTATCGAGAAAAGTCGTAGCACTAATAATTAGTTTATTATATTTAATTTATACACTATATCATATAATTAATACGTATTTTTTAAAAATAATAGTTTAAAACTAATTTCTTGTATTATTTTATAGAAAAATGTTTTTTGAATTTAAACATTTGAAAGCAATGAATATGGGGTATTTTGAACATATGTTAATTTCTTTTAATTATGTTGCTATATTGTTTATTTCAGCAATTAAAGCACTTATTCATTCATTTATTCCTGATTTATTTGAAACTTCAACAAGTCAATGTATTGTTGAAATTAATAATAAATTAGAAAGTCATAATGCGAGAAGATTATAAAGATTATGAAAAAAATTGATTAATTTTTATTAGTTACATTATATTAGTACTAACACAAAAATGCTGAAGGCTAATGATTTAATTGCTGATGTTAAAAAAAGTATAGAGCTTATTGTTATGAGCGAAACTAATATAACGAAATATTTGGATTTGTATAATTTTCCTTGTAACCATTATTTAACTATGGATGAATATATTTTGGACAACTATAATTATGAATTATTTGGAAAAAATGAGAAGTGGGCACAACTTGAAACTATTGGACATAAAGAAATTCAACATTTTATACCCAGCATTATACTTATTTCATATAACTATAATAATTATAATGAAGTATTAAAGTGGATTATAAAAGAAGACTATTATAAATTAATAAGTTTTTATGCTTTAAGCATATCATATAAAATTATTAGTAATAATATTGATGCTATTAAAATGACGTGGTTTAATGATGATAAAACTTGTGAATAGGCTTTGTATTGCGTTTATTTCCATTTTTTTATTATTTTTTTATTATTTTCCTATTATTTTCTTTATTTTTCTATTATTTTCTCTCTATAATAAATTATAACTCCATAACTAAAAGTTTTTTATTTCGCTAACAGTTTAGAAAAATAAAAAATAAAAAATAACAAAATAACAAAAATATTATATAAATACTATATATATGTCTAACAATAAATCGAAAAAGAATAGAAGAAAACGTATAACTTATAAAAAATTTACTTCAAGAGGCGGTAAAAGCCAAAGAACAGCAAGATCTCATAAAGGTTATCATTCTAATATAAAAAGAGCAAGCGCTCAATGTGAAACTAAACGAAAACATAATGAACATCCGTCATCGCGAGCAAGGTTTGATACATTTGTACATTCGCAAGTAAGTAGAAATATAAGCGTAGATTTAAGTCAACAAGGTAGTGTTATTGTATTAGACATTTGTAGATTATATAATGATTGGAGCAAATCTCCTATTAATGATAGTGCTAAAAAGGCAAAACTCTTACAAATACATAATGACTATATACGAAGATTACTAAATAATAAAGTTATGCGTGATAAACTTTCTGAATATTTGTATAATAATATTCATAGACTTAGTTTTAATGATCTAAGTCAGATACATATGGCAATAAGCTATATATATGAACATACTAAAGAGACAGGTAATAATTATCATAAATTTCATAAATATATAACTTATCATCTTGATAAGTTAAAAAAGAGTAGTGGAATACCGCTTGTACGATTCCTTAAAAAATATAGATTATAAATAAAATTGATTTGCCTTTTCAATTTATAGTTAATATTATTAACTTAAAATATGGCGGCTTCAGCACTAATTTTAATGACTTTAGTAAATTCTAATACTACAAATATGTTCGACTTGAACTATTTGAAAACGCAAAAAAAGGACAACTATCTATTAAAGAAGAATGTATATGTAAATAACCGTTATCGAAACGTGGGTTACAACGCACCAATCTTTACAAGAAAATCGATTAATTATATGTATTCAAATTATAATATTAAACGTTAAATAATTTTAATTATTCATTATTATATTTTTTTTATTATTTTTTATTATTTATTATAATATTATAATAAATAATAATATAGTAATATAATTATGAGTGTAACTGTTGATAATGATGTTTATAGAATAGCATTAAATAATTTTGATAAGCAAAATTATACAAATAATGAGATTATGAATAGAAATATTCCATCGGGCGGCATTACAATGAATTTTTCATTTAGGCCTGTAAATACTAAATATACATTTATGCCAAGTGTTGCTCCATTAGTGTCTGCTGTGGAACCTATACAAAATTATAATAATTATGATAGTAGCTCTATTTTCTTTCCAGGAACCAGGAAAATGCATTTTTGCGGCTTTTCTTCTAATATAGATCAAGAGTCAACTTTAAGAAATCAATTCTTTGCACTTCAAAAAGCAGACCAAAGAGCATATATTCCATCCAGCACCAGTGATTTATATGAAAACAATATAAATTTTATAACAAAAAATGAGAATTTGGATAGTCAATTATTATTTAGAGAAGAACAATTTCAAGACTTTAATCCAAATAGATTTCCAACAATAGGTAATGAATTATTTTATAATTCGACACGAGTTCAATTAAAAAATATAAAATAAATTTATAGTAAAATGCTTAATAATAGCACAAAAATAAAGGAAACTAAGGAAACTAAGGAAACTAAGGAAACTAAAGAAACTAAGGAAAAAAAAGAAAATAAGAAAAAACCAAAACAATTGAAAGTTGTAAGTATAGATTTAATTGAGCAACATAAGCAAGAAAAAGAAGAAGTGAAAGAAGAAAAGCAAGAGCAACTCAATTCTTTAAGTTTAGAACAAGAAAATTTACAAAGGCAAATTAATATAGACTTACGTTATTTTGCGAACCAAAACTCTGCTTTCAAAACAAATAAATTAGAGGATTTGTTAAGCACTAATTATTTATTAAAGGATATTTATACTAATATAGAAGAAAACATCGACATTTATAAAGAACAAATATTAAAATATAACGCAACAACCTTAGAAAAACTTGTAGAAAATAGCAATAAAATAATGAACGGCGAAAAATACAAGCTTTATTATTTATTATACGTATTAAATCTAATAAGTCATTTAAAGGAAAAAAAGATTAAAAACTCTATTAAAGAAGAACTCAAAGATTTTACAAATTTTTCCTCTTTTAGAGAGGACACCTCTTTAAATGATTTCAATATACATAATACAACATTAAATAGTATGTGTACTAAGAAATGCATAACAAATTTAGATTTGTTTGTTGTTAGAAAAACAACAAATAATAAACAAAAAATACTTCCACAAAAACGCAGTTAAAAATTTATTTTATATTTCTATATTAAATAGAAATATAAAATAATATGTATAATACATTTAAGAAAATACGCACCAAATTTAAAAAAAATACGCGTAAATTTCGCAAGCTCAAATGCTCGCCATACCAAAATAAATATGTAGATGGTGAATTAAAACACTATACTTGCTATACGCGTAATAATTTACAATTATTTAAAAACATTTGGAATTCTAATAATAGCGACAAAATTTTGACTAATAATAGTAAAGAAATATGGGAGTTTTTCAAGCAAAGATTAGATAAGCAATGCTATGATGAATTATGTTGGTTAGAAAAAACCCCATTAAGTAAGCTTAATAATAAAGAATTATTAATAAAAGAAATCTTTAAGCCGTTTTCTCCTGAGAGTTGGTCGTCAAAGCCCAATACTTGGCTCTCGAGTGTTGATATAACTAAAATAATGAAACAATATGAAAAATCTCATAAACATTTTAAGTTTATAGGGCCGTCTCCTATAGATTTTGATGCAAAAGAAATGTTTTCAACTTGCGTATGGGAGCAATTATGTAATTTCAATTTAGGAAATCATATCAAAAATAAAATAAGCAAAATAGGAGTAATATTTAACACTGATCCTCATAATAAACCTGGTAAACATTGGATATCTTTATTTGTTGATTTGAACAGAAAATTTATTTTTTACTTTGATAGTAATGGAACAAAAATGCCAAAACAAATAAAAGTATTGATAAACAGAATAGTGGATCAAGCGCGTAATTTAAATATTCAATTAACAGTAGATGATAATGAAGGTTTTACTCATCAATATAGTGATGGGCAATGTGGTATGTATGCGTTGTATTTTATAATAGAATTATTACAAGAAAATAAAACTTATAGTTATTTTAAAAATACACGCATAAAAGACAGCACAATGAAAAAATATAGGAAAAAATATTATAATGAGGCAAACATAAAAATGAATTCAGTGTTTATTGATTAATGATTTAGCTAATAGCTATTATTTGGATTGCTCTTGTTCTTCGTGTTCTGCCATTAAATGAGGACTTGAATTAGAAATCTTAGTTGATTTCGCAATAGTCGACTCTAATTTAGTTAATATATAATGCCCACAGTTGTCTTCATTTGCTAAATCT